CAGGCGCAGCTCGACGTCGTCATGGGCGCGTTCTTCGAGACCGCCCCGAAGCTCGTCGGAGGTGCCGCGGCGCTCGACGCCGACGCCTGCATGGCCGAGCTCTCGAAGGACTGGAAGACGCCCGACGCGCTGCAGACGAATTTCGTCGCGGCCGATCGCGCGATTCAGCAGCTGGGCGGCCCGGCCGCCGACGCCATGCGCGCGAAGTATGGCAACGATCCGGACTTTCTGCGCTTCGCCGCTGCGGTCGGTGCGCAGCTGAAAGAGGACCGGGCACCGGGCACCGCCGGCGTGCCGAACGCCGAAGACATCAGCGCGCTCGAGCGCAGCGATGCCTACCGGAATTCGAAGCATCCCGACCATGAAAAGGTGAGCCGCCAGGTCCGCGAGCACTACGAGCGCGTGGCGGCGGCGAACCCGCAAATGATCGTCTGACCCCGAGTTCATGCCGGCCCGCGGTGGCGCGCGGATACCCGGTCATCTTGCCCGCTGGTCGAACCACGCCGAAGCGACCCAGCGCGAAACACAGGCCCGGCAACGGACACCCTGGATAGGCGATCGAACGAATCGGAGCATCCGACATGAACACGATCACCAACGCGTTCGTCATCCAGTGGGACAACGCGATCAAGCAGCAGGCCCAGCAGACCGAGTCCCGGCTGATGAAAGCCGTGATGGACAAGGGCAGCATCACCGGCGAATCGTTCACGCACAACGCGCTGGGCGAAACCGACATGCCGGAGAAGACGACCCGGCTCGCCGATACCGAGTGGGGCACGCCCGACCACAGCACGCGCGTAGCGAACATGCGCGACTTCTACCGCGCGCTGCCGCTCGACCGCGCGGACATCCCGAAGATGATCGTCAACCCGGTGACGGGCGGCGACTACATGCGCGCCATCATGGCCGCACGCAATCGCCGGATGGACAACATCATCTACAACGCGCTGATCGGCTCGCAGCTGCTGAAAGACGGCTCACCGTGGCGCTGCCGGCCGGGCAGCAGATCCTCGCCGGCGCCGCGGGCCTGACGAAGGCGAAGCTCATCCAAGCGCGCAAGCTCTTCCGCGCGAACGAAGCCGACAGCGAGGCGGGCGAAGAGCTCTTCATCACCTACACCGCCGACGGCCTCGAGGACGTGCTGACCGATACGACCCTCACCAGCGCCGACTACCTCGCCGTGAAGATGCTGCAGAACGGCGACATCAGCGGCAAGTGGATGGGGTTCAACTGGATTCCCTTCGAGGGCGTGTCGACCGCGGCGAGCGTTGCGACGCTGGTGGCGTGGGCGAAGTCGGCCTGCAAGCTCGGCCGCGGCTACGAAGAGGGCAACGTCACCCGGCGCGGCGACAAGCAAGACGCCTGGCAGGTCTCGATGGCGGCCTCCTACGGTGCGCTGCGCACCGAGGAGAAGCTGGTCGTCACGATCGAGATCTCGGTCTGACGCGGCACAACGGAAAGAGAGGAAATCGAAATGGCCGAAGTCAATACCTACCAGGCAGCCGAGATCGCCGCGGGCCGCAAGCTCGCGCCGGCGACCCACAACCGGCTGCGCACCGCGTACTTCCGCACGCCGACCACGCACGCGATCAAGAACGGAGACACGATGGGCAGCGGCATCATCCTGCCCGCCGGCGCTCGCTTCGTTCGCGTGCGCGAGTCGCACGGCACGGGCGCGGCGAGCTCCACCGTCGACGTCGGCGTGCGCAATCCGACGACGAAGGTGGCGATCGTCGCCGATGCCATCGTCAAGGCGCTCGCGCTCACGACCGCCGGGGTCTCCGATCCGGTCACGGGCACGAAGATCATCGGCGGCGCGGATTACGTGCTGCCGAGCGACGGCGAGCTCTACGCAACCTGCGGGGGCGCGGATCCGACGGCGAATCAGCAGGCCGCCTTTTTCGTCGAGTACATCGCGCCCTGACCGCGACGAGGTTCTCTGTGATGGCCGATAACGGGGGGCTTCGGCTCCCCGTTTTCTTTTCGAGGTAGTGGCTGATGGCGGCATCCGCGGTATCGATTTGCAGTGCGGCGCTGGACATGCTCGGCGCCGATCCGATCAACTCGCTCACCGAGCCGGGGACGAACGCGGGGCGCTGCGCGCGCGCCTGGCCTCTCGTGCGCGACTGGCTGCTGCGCAAGCACTCCTGGAATTGCGCCGTCAAGCGCGTGGCGCTCGCGCCCGATGCGGTGGCACCGGACTTCGGTTTCGGCAAGGCGTTCACGCTCCCGGCCGACTTCCTGCGCGTGCTCGAGGTGGCGACGACGACACGGTGCGCCCCACGTACAAGGTCGAGAGCGGCAAGATCCTCGCCGACGTCGCGGTGCTGCGGCTGCGCTACGTGTGGCGCAACGAGAACCCGGCGACCTGGGATAGCGCAATGGTGCACGTGGCGACGCTGGCGATCGCCGCGCGCCTGGCCTACGCGATCACCAACAGCGCCAGCGTCGAGCAGACGCGCCTGGACGAGCTGCGCATCGAGCTGCAGGCCGCCAAGTCGATCGACGGCGTCGAGGAAGACGGCGAGGTGCTCGGCGACTTCCCCCTCTACGCGGCGCGCTTTGATGGCGAACGCGCACGAGATTCAAACGAGCTTCACGGGCGGCGAGCTCTCGCCGCTGCTCGCGGGGCGCGTCGACATTGCCGCCTACCGGGTCGGCTGCAAGACGCTGCGCAACTTCCAACTGCTGTCGTTCGGCGGTGCGCGGCGCCGGCGCGGAACGAGCTACCGGGCGGCGACGAAGGACTCGACGAAGCGCTCGCGGCTGGTGCCGTTCGTTTTCAGCCAGTCGCAGGCGTACGTGCTCGAGTTCGGGCACTTGTACATCCGCGTCTACAAGGATGGCGCGCCGGTCGGGTCGGGCTACGAGATCGCCTCGCCGTACACCGAGGACGAGATCCTCGAGCTCGACTACTCGCAATCGGCCGACACGATGATCGTCACGCACCGATCGCGCTACCCGCGTCGCATCCGCCGATTCGGCGACGCCCTCTGGGTGCTCGACCTGGTGCCGTTCACGCAGATCCGATGGACGAGCGCGGCAAGCGCCCGACCGACACGCTCACGCTGTCGGCGAAGACCGGCGCGATCACGCTCACGCTGGGCGCCGGCGCCGCAGGGTCTGGCTTCTCGGCCGCCGACGTCGGGCGCGAGCTCGTCGCTGGGATCGGCCGCGCCACGATCACGGCAGTCGCGAGCGAGACGAGCGCATCGGCCACGGTCATTGTCGGGTTCGACGCCACGAACTATGCCGCCGGGCTGCATCGCCTGCTCGACTCGCCGCGCTCGACGCTCACGCCTTCGGCGAAGGATCCGGTCGGAGTCTCTATCACGCTCACGGCCGACATCGCGACCTGGCGGGCGGCCGACGTCGGCAACGTCGTGCGGATCAACGGCGGGATCGTGCGCATTACGTCGATCTCGAGCGAGACCGTGGCAAACGCCACGATCACCCAGGAGCTCGCCGCCGTCACGATCGCGCCGCCCGACACCTGGGTGCTCGAGTCGCCGATCTGGAACGAGTACGACGGGTTTCCGTCCTGCTCGACGTTCCATGAGCAGCGCCTGCTCTTCGCCGGCGCGCCGGGCGACCCGCAGCAGATCGCGTTTTCACAGTCGGGGGCGCAATTCGACTTCACGCCAGGCACGCTCGACACCGATGCGCTCGTGCGCGCGATCGCCACCGACGAACAGAACGCGATCGAGTACCTGGCCGCCGACACGGTTCTCATGGCGCTCACCTACGGCGGCGAGTTCACGCTGCGCGGCGGGATCGAGAAGCCGATCACGCCGACGAATATCCAGGTCAAGCCGAAGACCAACTACGGCGCCGCGCGCGTGCGCCCGGTCAAGGTGCAGAAGGAACGCGTCTTCGCGCAACGCTCGGGCACGCAGCTCGTCGCGATCCAGTACGCCGAGGAGAACGATTCCTTCGGCGCCGAAGACATCAGCATCCTCTCGGAGCACCTCTTCACCGAGGGCGTCGTCGAGATCGCCTACCAGCGCCGGCCGGTGCCGTCGCTGTACTGCGTGCTCGAGTCGGGCGGGCTCGCCGTCGGCACGATCGATCGCAATCAGAACATTCTCGGCTGGGCACCGTGGGAGACCGATGGCGCCGTCGAGTCTATCTGCTCGATTCCGCGCGGCAAGACCGACGAGGTCTGGGCGATCGTGCGCCGCACGGTCAACGGCGCGACGGTGCGCTACGTCGAACGGTTCGAAGAGACCTTTGAGGCGCTCTACGGGCAAACCGGCTACCCCTACGGCTACACGGTCGACTGCGCGATCGAGAAGTCGAGCGCCACGCCCTTCACGACGATCGGCGGGCTCGGGCACCTCGAGGGCGAGACGGTCGCGGTGCTGGCCGACGGCTACAACGCAGGCACCTACACGGTGGCGGGCGCCGAGATCACGCTGACGACGCCGGCGAAGAAGGCGCTCGCCGGGCTCGGCTTCTCGGCGCTGCTCGAGCCGATGCCGCCCGAATTGCCGACAAGCGCGGGCTCGGCGCGCGGGCGCCCGGTGCGCGCAACGGAAGCGACGCTCCTCGTGCATCAGTCGCTCGGCGGAAAGATCAACGGCGTGCCGCTGCCGACTCGCTCGTTCGGCGACGCAGTGCTCGACACGCCCCCGCCGCTCGTGACCGGAGAGCGCCGCGTCGATGGGCTCTCCGGCTGGGAGCGCGGCGAGCCGCTCGTGCGCGTCGAGCAGGACGACCCGCTGCCGATGCACGTGCTCGCCGTCATTCAGAAACTCGTGGTGAACCCATGATCCGCCGGGCCGTCGCCGCCGATCTGCCGCGCCTGGTCGCGCTCGCGCAGCTGATGCACGCCGAGAGCAGGTTCCGGATCTTCCGCTTCTCGGAGCGCAAGACGCACAACCTCTTCCAGGGGCTGATCGACTCGCCCGATACGGCGCTCGTTCTCGTGGCCGTCGACGACGAGACGGGTGAGATCTTCGGCGCGCTCGCGCTGCTGTTCACCGAGCAGGTGTTTTCCGAGGACTGCTTCGTTCCGGACGTCGGGCTCTTCGTGGATCCCGCGCACCGCGGGGGGATGGCTGCCGCGCGCCTGGTCGCCGAGGGCGAGCGCTGGGCACGAGAACGAGGCGCGCTCACCTACGAGCTGGGCATCAACACCGGCGTTGCGGTCGAGCGCACCGCGCGCCTGTTCGAACGACGCGGGCTCGAGCGCACCGCACTGCTCTACGTGAAGGAGCTCTGACGATGTGCATCAGCATGGCGACGCTGGCGATGGT